TTGAGTTCTTGATAAACATCATCAGGTTTCCTATGACTCTTCATAATAAGAGTAGGATTAGTTGTAACACCATCAATCAATCCAGAAGCAAAATGCTTATGAATCTGTTCGCAATCAGCAGTGTCTAAAAAGATTTTCATTGTTCAGGTTTAAAATAATCTTTACGCATGTAGCGTCCTAAGATATTGCTATTATAATATAAAGGAGTTTTTCCGTCAAGAGTTTCTGTTAGGACATTGTGAAGAAACAACTGTTTCGTCTCTTCAAAATTTACATCTCCGAGTCTGGTATGGAGGGATAAGATCTCTCGTTTGAACGCTGAGTTTCCAAGTAACTTTCTATCTGCACTAAGCTCGTCAGAGCTTCCATAGTATTTTTTCCAGTCACTCTCAGACGTAACCCGTCTCTTACCACCTCTAGGCTTACGTTTTTGTTGGAAATATTTTCTACCGATGTATCGTTTACCAGACTGGATATTAGTAATGCAGTAGACGAAACCGAAGAAATCGCCAATATCGTCAGAAGTGAAAGGTTTACCCTCATATATCCAGGGGTTTTCGTAAACTCCTTCTTCAACCATTTCATAATCTTCATATCATTATCTCCTATTTAGTCCCACCTAGTCACTGTTATCTCTATACTATTGTTATCCATCTCCCACTCTTCCTGTACCTCAAATCCATCCATCTCCTTGACAGTATTGTGTACCATCATCCTTGCATACTGTTGTGTAAGTTTATCAAGGAACCTAGTGATAGGAATATTCATATCCCATGTCTGAACATCAGCAACTAATTCAAAAGTTTCTGTAGTATTGTTCCATTTGAAACCAGAATCTTTTGTTATTGCTATGTCAGCAGTAACAGTTTCATGTCCTTTACCATGATACCCAGTAACTTTTAATTCTTTTTCCTCTTCAGGAAAATGTCCAAGAAGATTTAATGCTTCTAGTAAAGCAGGACGATCTTTTAACTTAGTTTGAATCTTAGTGAAATGAGACATTAGGCACACTCCGAGTCATGAGTAAATTCTTCAATTTCTCCTTCTACTTTTTGATAGTAGCTTGGAGTATGTATACGATTTTCAATAACACCAAGTCTTTCTTCTATGGTTTTTGTCAGGGATTCACATTGTGATCCTTTAACTCCTTGCACCTCTTCAGTAACAGTACCGTCTTGTGCAATAGTGAATTTGATGGTAGTAGGCATGTCAAGATTTGTATTTTTTGATGCTTTCTTCCCACTCTTTAAGTGAGGATGAGCAATCAGGTGGTGGAGGGTCTTTATACCCCTTCATCTTCTTCCACTTATTATACATTGCTTGCATAATCCACGACTGAGAAAGACTCTTAGGACCATTATCCAACATCTCTAACTGAAGTTTGTTAGAAGTGTATCCCTTCATCTCTTCACGCCAGTTGGAATCGTCGTAAGTCTTTGTCATAGAGAAAATCCAGCAAAAGTGTCCTTCTTAACATCCTGTTTAATACCACCAACAACATAGGATTCAACCTCTGTCTCTTGTGGTGCTACCTGAAGTCCCTTGGAACTAATCCAATGCTGAGTCCAAGGAAGTGGGTTGTTTCTAGCAGGAATGTCATAAACGGGCTTCAATCCTATCGTCTTCATGCGTCTATTGGCAATCCACTCAACATATTGAAACAATAATTTATCATTCAATCCTATCATACTACCATTCTTGAAGAGATATTCTGCCCATTTCTTCTCTTCATTCACACATAAATCAAACTGCTTATATGTCCACTCCTCTTCTTCCTTCATAATCTGTTTCATTTCGGGATCGTCACCCTCTCTCCAGTTTTTAAGGATGGTTTGGGTAAGGACAAGGTGTTGGTTCTCGTCTCTTGCAATAAGGGAAATGATTTTTGCGGATCCTTCCATAAGTTTAAGTTCCCCGAAAGCAAAAGAACAAGCGAAGCTAACGTAAAACCTAATACCCTCCAATATGTTAACATTCATTATTGCCCGATAAAGTTTACGTTTTAATTCTTTCAGTTCCAAAACAGGTAAAGATGTTTCTACATTAGGTAAATCTTTCCACAAATTACTCTGTCCCCATACCTGTGCATCATTAATGAAATCATCATATGCTCCTGTAACATTCTTAGCACGTTCCAATATCCTAGTATCTTTAATAATAGTATCAAATACTTCACTAGGATCTGGATATACATTCTTAATGATGTAAGTATAGGAACGACTATGAATCATCTCCATAAATCCCCACACTTCCATACATGCTTCTAACTCAGGTAGAGAACAGTATGGTATGAATGCCATACCAGGAGCACGTCCTTGAACTGAATCCAACATTATCTGATACTTCAAGTTAGAAGTATAGATATGCTTCTGTTCTGGACGTAACTGTTGATAATCTCCTCTATCCTTCTGTAAGGATACCTCTTCAGGCCTCCAAAAGTACCCTAACTGTTGAGTAGTTAACCTATCAAAAGTAGGATACTTATAAGAATCATATCTCTGGACACCTAAAGGCCTACCAAAGAACATTGGTTGCTTTTTATAATCAACCTCGTCGGTATTAAATACCGTCATTCCTTTCACGTTAGATTGCACAGGATTCACACTCCGATTCATCAGCATTTTCTAGTTCTGACATTAAGGTAGAAATTTTATCTTCCTTAACATCATCATGCCATCCCATAGGATGAGCAGGTTCTATTTCATCAGTTTTTTGATCGTGAGTATTCTGATAGTAAGATGTTTTCCATCCATACTTATAGGTAGTTAATAAATCATTTGCCATAACAGAAACTGGAACTTCATTATCAGGATAGTGTTCTGGATTATAACTCCAGTTACCACTAATTGCCTGATCAAAGTACTTTTGCATTACAGCAACTATATTAATATACCCTTTATTATCTGGCATATCCCATAGCAATGTGTAGTTATTCTTTAGTGTAGCATAAGATGGAACAACTTGCTTAAGAGGCCCTTTCTTTGATTTCTTAATGGACAAGTAGTCTCTAGGAGGTTCGATTCCATTGGTAGCGTTTGACACAACGGAACTGCTCTCCGATGGCATTTGTGCAGACAATGTGCTGTGCCGTAATCCGAACTCATTGATAGATGATCTAAGAGATTCCCAATCATGCTGTAAAGGTTGAGATGAAATCTCGTCTACGTCCTTCTTATATGTATCTATAGGAAGGATACCATCTGCATATTTGGTACGTCCAAAGTTCTCACAATGTCCTTTCTCTTTAGCAATCTGATTAGATGACTTAAGAAGATAGTATTGGAATGACTCAGCAAGTCCATGAACTGCGTCCCATGCCTCTTGTGATTCGTATTTAAATCCAAGTTTAGCAAGATAATGTGCTAACCCTATAAATCCTACTCCAAGACTTCTACGTGCCTTTGTCGCCTGTTCTGCTGCCAATACAGGGTACTGTTGATAATCAATCAACTCTTCTAAAGAACGAACAGATAAATCACACAAATCTTCTAGTTCTTCATCACTTCTAATCTTACCAACATTAACTGCTGATAAGATACAAAGAGCAATCTCTCCTAGATGATCATCAATATGACTAATAGGATGAGTTGGAAGAGTGATTTCTTGACACAAGTTACTCATACTCACCCTATCTTTAAAGGATGAATGTGAGTTACAATGGTCTATATTCATTATATAAATTCTACCAGTTTCTGCTCGCTCCTTAAGGAGGTTGAGGATAAGTTCTTGGGCTCCGATTGTGGTTCTGGGGATGGATTCATCATCCTCATAGCTACAATAAAGGTCATTAAACTTAGTGGTCCCAAAACTCTCATAAAGGTTAGGAACATCATGAGGCGAAAATAACGAGATTTCCTTATTATCGATAAACCGTTGATAAAATAATTCACTTAACTGGATGCTGTAGTCGAGTTTTCTGACTCGGTTGTCTTCTGTTCCTTTGTTGTTTTTGAGGACCAAGATGTCTTCAATTTCTTGATGCCAGATAGGAAAGTGGACAGTGGCTGATCCTCCTCTAATGCCGTTTTGAGTACAGCATCTAACGGTGCTCTCGAACTTTTTAAGGAAGGGAACAACACCTGTGTGTTGAACTTCTCCACCCCTGATTTTACTGTTGATGCCCCTGATTCGGCCTGCGTTAATGCCGATACCAGCCCTCTGTGCGACATACTTGCCAATAGCCATATCGCTAGAAAAGATACTATCGAGGGTGTCATCAATATCAACCAAAACACAAGATGCAAACTGACGAATGGGTGTTCTGACCCCCGCCATGATTGGTGTTGGGATGTTGATTCTGTGTCTACTGATTGCGTCGTAGTA